AAGCCAAAGGTGAAGAAGACGGGCGCCGAGGCCACGAAGCTATCGATCAGCTTCCGCTTCAACGAGCTTGGCCTGCCGGCCATGATGGCGCTCGCGAAGACACTCCAGGTTGGAACCGGTCCTCACACGATCGGCGGGCCGAAGGCGAAATCGGTGGGCGTCGACCGGTTCGAGGTGGAGAGTTGGGACGACGCGCCAGGCCCCGGCGGCGACGGTTGGTTCGTGTGGGCTATCCAGTGCGTCGAGGTGAAGGCGAGCGCGCAGAACGCGACCGGAGGCGGCGCGGCGGGGACCCTCGCCGAGCTCGAAGCGGCAATCGCGGCGACGCTCGCGGAGCTCGATGCCATAGACGACCGGATCGAGCTCAACCCGCCAAACGAGCTTGAGTCGTTGCGCAACAAGCGCGCCGAGCTCAAGGATCGCTCATTGGCGCTCATCGCCAAGCGTGACGCGCTCCGCAAGACCAACGGTGGAAGCGCCGTCTCGACGCCCAAGGTTGCCGCGAACACCGCCAGCGGCACGCTCTCGAGCGTGAAGGCCGTGGAGACGAAGAAGTCCGCCGCCCAGGGAGCGTCGAAGCCATGAGCGACGTGCTGCTCAACGGCGTGGAGGTGCTCTCCTTCCGGCTGGCGCGGCCCCTCCAGGGGGACTGGACGCTGGAGGCCGAGCTCGGCGCCGACCTGGCGCCCCCCCCTGGACCGTGCCGTTTCTCCTTTGCGCGCGAAGGCGACAACCCGGCCCTGTTCAGCGGGACGATCATCCACGTGGGGGAGCGCGAGGGCCGCGCCCAGATCTTCGCGGTGGGCGGCGTCGGCCGCTTGCGAGCAGCCATCGAGGGCCAGGACTACGGGGAGATCCTGCCTCGGCTCGTCGGCGAGGACATCTTGACCGACTGCGGCGAGGTTGCGGGGGACCTATCAGGGCTGGACGGCGCGGAGAAACTGGAGCGCTGGTCGCGGGTGGTGGGCTCGGGGGCGCAGGCGCTCACCCAGCTCTGCGCGCGCGTGTCGGCGCTGGTCGGCGCGGCGGTGCATTGGCGG